CTGTTCCTACAATACCTCTACCTAGTTGGTCTCTAGCTTTAGCTATTTGTTTTTCACCTAACTCTTTAAAGTTAGCGTCTAGTTTTGCCTTACGTAAGTTGTTCCAACCTGCACCTGCATTCCATAAGGCAGATAGTACACTTCCGGGTTGATATTGTAAGTTAAATTGCATAGCATTGACCATAAATCTAGTGTATGGAAATGCACTTGTACCTGCAGGTATGCCAACTAATCCGGGCAAAGGACCTAATGCTTCGTTTATCTTTACAAAGTGAGAACCTAGAGTGTCTAGTGGCTTATCACCTGTACCTGCTTTAGGCATTCTAGCAAAGGTAAAGTATAAAGACTCTTCCATTGCATTTTTTAGCATTTCAGTTGGTAGTGTTTTACCACTAACTGCGACTTCTAATGCGTTAGTTCCCATTCGTCTTAGTTGTTTGTCTATGTTAGCAGTAAAAACTGCCTTTCTAAACACTATATCTTGAGCCATATTAGCTTTGTTTAGAAATCTAGTAAATGCACTTAGACTTTGGTCTGCTCCTACCTCTTGTAAAGACCTATCTAACTGTCTTAATAACATAGGATTATAACGCAGTAAGTTTTCAGCTACTTCTGTTGTTCTTATACCACCTAAACCTGTACCCACAACATTACCAAGTGTGCCAAAGGTATCTCTAAATATATCAGTAAAACCTTTTTGTACTCCTTTAGCACTAATTTCACCTTTTAATGCACTATTTAATCCTCTACCTATATTATATACACTTGACTCTACAAGATTAGCACCTGCTTCCATTGTTAATCTCATAGCACCTGTAGCCACGTTACGTACAGTTGTAGATAACTGCGTAACCATCAACGCTCTACGCTCTCTATCAAGTCTCATCATAATATCATGAGCTTTACTTAGCATATTTGTTGTTGGGTCTATCTTTCCAAACTTTTTATCAAACTCTTGTTTTAGTTTAGGGTCAAAGTCTACAAGTTCTCGCATCATTTTACCAAAGTCACTGTCTTTTCTTAAATCAGAACCGACTTTACTTCTAGTAGCACCATATGCATTTGCAAATTCTTCAGCACTTAGACCTGACCTAGCTATAATCCTGTCAAAATCTTCTATAGCTATGCCACCTGTTTTTAAATCGTCTAGCTTTTTTATCATCATCATAGTAAGATTCATGGTCTTATCTTTTCTAGATGCATAACCTGATTTTAAGTCTTCAAAAAAAGCTCTAACAACTTTATCGTTTGAACCTGACATCTGTTTGACTACATCTATAGATATCTTAGCTACTTTTTCTTGTATCTCTGCTGATAAATTAGCTTCTGTAATATCTGTAGCAGGGTCAAGTTTTTCTATTGTTTCTCTTCCCTTCTTTAAATCTTCTTTTCTTTTTGCTACACTCTCATCAATGTTTCTAATATCATCTAATATCTTTGATTCATTTATAGGGTCAAACTCATCTAACTGTTCCTTAGTAACATTTCCCTTTTGTGCCTTTGCTTTTAGCTTTTTATCTAAACCTTCTTTTACTGTTTGCTGTAAGTCAATATTTCTTTTAGCATCAAACATTCCTAGCTTACCTATAGCAGGTACAGCAAAAGCACCTAGTCCTAGAGTTAAAGCACCTGTGATACCACCTGTAATAGCTATCTCTTCTGCACTAGCTTTGTCCTCTAGACCATAGGCTTCTCTTATACCTGCTTCTGCATCAAGCTCTGCTCCTGCTGAAGCCGCATAAGCACCTTCACCTGAAGCGACTGCTGTCTCTACAGCTAAAGGTTTAGCACTAGCTTTGAATCCTATTCTAAGTGATTGTTTTTTAGCTGCTTCAGTGGCAGCTTCTTTGGTCATACCTTTTGCTACATTGTCTAATATTAGTTTCTTGGCAGCTTTAGTAGCACCAAACTTAGCCACAGCACCTGCACCAAAACCAAAGTAGGTAAGTGGGTCTGTAAGTAAGGCTTCGCCATAGTCCATCAATGCATCAAATGTGCTTGTACCACCCTCTTCATAGAAGTCAGGTAGTCTTTCCATGTCTCTAAACAAAGCACCATATCTAGCTTTATCTGCATTGGATGCACCACGAGTCCAATCCACCTGACTCATCAAGTCAAGTGTATTACCATTTACGTGTCTGTAATGTTCTATAAATCTTTTGGTGAACTCTTTGTCTGATTCATCGGCTTGTCTGCCATCATCCTTTCCAAAGCGAGACTGCATATATAAGTCTGCTTCTTTTAGAAAGTTATCATCAGTTACAAATTCTTGGAAGGTTTTCTTTTTGGATAGGTCTTTTGTTTCTTCTTCATAGTCTACATCCACACGAGGAACTTGTGTTTCTTGTAGGTCTAGGGTAGGCTTCTCCTCTTCGTCTAGTGACGATAGAATAGAATCTAATTTATTTATTTGTGGTTTCTCTTTTTCTTCTTCTATAGTGATAGTAGATTCTTCTTCTTCATCATCTAGAGAGGACAAAAGAGAATTTAATCTATCATTATTTAAATTCATCTTTTAATGTACCATCTGGTTTATAAAATTTACCATACTTCTTATCCCATTCTTCAGCACTCAATCCATCAAAAAGCCTGTTTCTTGAGGTTACCTTGGGTGCTAAGTTTTCAGGTTTTTCAGGTTTCTTAGGTTCAAATAATTTTTTCTTATCTTCTAGTCTTTTCTTTTTCTTTTCTTCCCCTACTTCAAAGCCTTTGAAAGCTAAGTCAATTAATCTTTTCATTCTTTGGTCATAGTCTTCTTGAGTTTCAGAATCTCCTTTAGGATATTTTGCCTCTAATACATCAAACATTTGTCCTTTAGATATGTTAGGTTTTATATTTTTAATTTCTGATATTATTCCTAAAGATAAATTTTTACTACTTTCTTCATTTAGAAGATTACCTATTTTTTGACTAGGCTTTAATTGAGTGCTACTTTTATCACCTTTAGCCATTGCGTCTTCTAAGTCTTTCTTAACTTGAGGTAATAAATTTTTAAGTGCAGGATTGGCACTAATAACTGCTAGTCCATTTACATTTAAACCTGTTTTATCTGTTACAATGCCTTTAACAAACTCATAGTTATATGCATCTATTTTCTTTTGAACTTCTTTTTCAAAGTTAGGGTCACCTTTCATAATAGGTTTACCTGTAGTAGATGATATTATACTTCTTTCATATTTCTTCTCTAGAGCAGCTTTTTCTTTTTGCCATCCTAGTTGCATGGAAGCTGCAGACAATCCTTCTGTCGACTTATCATTGTCTTCTTTATACTTAGCTATTAGATAACCTGCAGTTAGTTCAGCTTCACCTTTTTTAAATTTTTCATACTCTGCGAGTTTAGCTTTGTGTTCATCACTGCCCGGAGTTAGCTTCTTTAACTCACTAGCAAATTTGTACTCTTGCATTTCAGATACAGATTTAAAGTCTTTACTCATCTTACTTAAATCTAATTTACCTTGAGCAAAGTTAGTTTCTGATGGAGTTTTCTCTCCTGATATTATTTGACCAACCTCTACTAACTTTTGTTGTTCTCTATTAAAGTATGCCTTTTGGTCTATACCAAATAACTTAGCCATGTTAGAAGATTCACCTATAGTTATTTCAGGTAACTCTGCCATCTTAACTAAACTACCTGTAGCATCTTCTACACTCTCAAAACCAACAGCATCTTTATTAGGTATTAGACTATATATCTCATTAATATTGTCACCTCTGTCCTGTGCTGCAGTAAGTTTATTAAACATAAAGTTGTAGTGATTATCACCACCTGCTACAATACTTCTAGCTTTAGCAATAGCATCAGGACCTCCACCAAATAAAGGTACGAGTGCATTCATTTGATTTTGTACTTTTTCTTTTTTGGCTTTGAACTCTTTTTGATTTTGTATAGTTAATTCTTGTTGTCTATCCAAGATTTTATCCATACGGAGCTTGACTCTCTTTTCTTCTTCGTCAATATCCTTAGTAATCTGTGTAGCCGCACCACCTAAAAATGCACCAAAATTAAATCCCATTACTGTCTCCTTGCCATAAGTCCTTTAGGTTCTTCTTCAGTTTCTTCTTCCTCTACTTCCTCTGTAGGCTCTTCATCACCTACTACTCCTCTTTCTTCTAATCCTTGTATTGCTGCAGATATTAATGATTCAGATGGTTTAGGACTTTCTTCTTCTTCATTTCCTATCTTAAAGTCTATACCATTTTGCTCGGCTATATAAGCCATCATCTCAATCAAAACAGGAGTGACTAGTATACCTACATCTATTGAGTGTACCCCCTCTAGAACTGCTCCTAACTGCAGGGAATTGGCTATTACAGTGATAGGTATACCCATTTCCATTACGTTTAGTAATTCTTCGGTTGTATCACGCTGTTCAAAGCGAGAAAGATACCACTCTAATGCTTCTTCTACAGTTGCATACTGAGCAGGTTGTTGCCAAGGTCGAGCACCCACTTCATGAGTTAGTGATTGACCCGGGATAGGTGCATCAAATGTTACCTCATTAACTTCTGCCATTTTTTATACTTTCTCTTCTCTCTCTTATTTGCATCATATAACTTGCAACTCGTTTGTTTATGTCATTTCTAGAACCCATACCCATTTTATTTTTCTTAGGCATTGTTCTAGTCAGTAAGCCACCCATCTTTTCTTCTGCTTCTTCAGGCTTATCTTTTAACATAGCATCAAACTGTTGATATATTTTACTTCCTAAATTTGTTTCCATTAGAATAGTCCACCAAAACCACCACCACCAAGTAGTCCACCTGTGATGAATTTACCAATGAGTCCACCAAAAGCCGCAGATGAGTTATAGTCATTCTTCATCTTTTGTATATCTGCATTTGAGTCAGCAGCTAACTGTGCTTTTGCTAGTTCAATCACACGACTTCTTTCATTCTCTGCAGAAGTCCATGCCCACTCCATAGTGTCACCATAATATTGCCATAAGTTATTATAGGCTTGATTACTTAAACCAAGCACAGCTTGTGCGTTCAATTCGTTTGCTCTGTTAGTTGCCGCCGTAGCTTGTGTGGCTATCTGTCTTCTCCAATTAGCATTTGACTGAGCAATAACCATTTGGTTCTGTGCGTTAAATTGGTCACGTTGATTGTTTAGCTCTGCGTTAAATCTCTCTACAGTATTTCTTTGACCTGCATTATATTGCTCTTGAGCATTTATCTGCGTAGCATTAAACTGATTAGTTTGTTGTCCTAGCGATGCAAAGAATTGGTCAACCTGATTCTGTGAAGTGGCATTAAACTGACTTGCTGCATTAGTGGCAGCTTGGTCAGTAAACAAAGACTGTATTCTCTGTTGAGCATTAAACATATTAGTTTGTTGCTGATTAGATAAGTTAGCCATGTCCATTTGCAAAAAGTTCTGAGCATTTTGAACTGCAGACTGCTGTCTGTTTGATAAGTTAGATAAATCTAAATTAGCTAATGCTGATGCCTCTGCTATCACTAATGCCTGTCTATTAGACAAGTTGTTTAGATTCATAGTGTTTGCGGCACGAGAGTTCTCTAAAGCTATCTGTTGTTCTGCATTAAAGTTAGTATTTGCAATGTCACCTATTCTAGACGCATTCTGCACTCTTGCTTGAAATGCTTGGTCAAACTCTTGACCTATAAACTGTGCTCTCTGTTGAGCAGCTAACATAGCTCTTTGTTGTCTGTTAGATAAGTTCTGTGTCTCAAATGTTGCTACAGTCCTAGCATCTGCTTGAGCAATAGGTAACGCTGACTCCATAGCTGCTTGTATAAGTGCCTGTCCTGCAATACTAGAAGCACCAAGACCTCTCTGTTGCAACATAGCTTGGACACCTCTGATTGCTCCTGCCGCCCATGCAGGTGGATTAGTTGCATCAAAGTCTGCAGTTAAAGAAGCAAGTTGCCCTGCTACAGTAGCTTTCTCTGAAGGTGTTGCAGTTGCGGCTTGTATCTGTTCTGTGTATTTAGATGCTGTTTCTGCGTTTGCTACACCACTAACTAGTTCTCCTGCTTGTATTTGTCTTTGCACAGGACTAACCATTTGATTAGCTACTCCTTGAGCTGCATCAAGTTGCCCTATGGAACTAGCAGTTTGTTGTTGTGCCTGTATCTGTGCTTGTGGAGAAACTGTTCCTTGAGCAGTTTGAGTTTGAGCTAACGCTTGTTCTATTTGTTGTGATGCCTGTTGTGGTTGCATCAAGTTAGCATCGGTAATTGCCTGTGGTATTGCAGTAGCTGTTCCTGCCACAGTTGTAGGCACAGCAAAGTCACCTTGTACCTGACCTGTTCCACTAGTAACTAATGTCTCTGCAGTGGCAGTAGGACTCACAGTTTGTATCTGTGCTCCTGCAGGTAGACCCGGCTGTGTTATCATTTGAGAACTTATGTCACCTATGTTAGGTGCTACCTCCTCCATGATTACTTTACCTTTTCCATCCCTTATAACTTTACCATAGTTAGGATTAGGTTTACCACTTTTTAAAAATTGATTGGTGTCTACTTTTGCTCTTTTTACTTTATCAAACTTTTGAGCAGGAGGTTGAACAGTTGGAGTTGTTGATAACGTGGGTACTCCCTGCTGAAAATTAGGATTTTCTATGGGGTCATCAATTGGGTTTCTAATAGTTGCTCCATCTGTGAAAAAGTCTCTGTCTTCCATAGTCATTATAGGATTTTCTATGGGGTCATCAATTGGGTTTCTAATAATTGTATTGTCTAGCATACCACCAACTTGAAAAGACTGCATAGGTGGTGGCACAAATGCTCCCACACCCTCTGTCTCTTGTCGTTGGTCAAATCTACCCATAGGCATTCCACCTTCTGCCATTTGTGGCATAGGTGTTCCTGTCTGTCTCTGTGCTTTTTTCTTTGCTATATTCTTAGATATGTCTATTGCTTTTAATATACCTGCATATCTTTGTGAAGCAGGTTGGTTAGACATTATAAACTTCTGAAAACCCCCTATAGGTCCTTTATATCCTAAATTTTCTGCTATGGACTTAGTGAGTTCACTTTGAAACTGAGCTTGATTCATTATCTACTTCCTATTAATACTTTGTCTAACTTATCTTCTAATCTTCTTAGTGCATCCATCAACTCGTGCATATCATCCTTAACGTCATCCTTACGTGCATACTCTTCTCGTGTTTTGTTAAGGAGTATCTGTATTCGTTTTACCTCTTGGAACATCTTGTTAAATGCCCAACCGAATGGTACAACGACCA